GCTGGTGGTTATGTATCTGACCTTTACGGGCACCTACTTTTACTTCCCAGTTAATACCTACTCTATTTAAAAGAGTAAAGAGATTCCTGTATATTTCATTTTCTCTTAGGTCTTCCAGACCGTCATTGTCATCATATATAATAAGACGAGCAGGCTTTAACGTTTGATTAATTAATGACGTTAATACTAAAGGAAAGGTATTATGATATCTACCTTTAGTTGAGACTGTAGCGGTTACGTTGTTTGTAATCATTTGCTTGCGTGTAAAAATGCTTTATGTTGATCGAAGTTTTGTACTCCGTGTACAGTAAACCCGCCGTCTGTAAGAGCTGCTTTAATATTGCTAGTCATTGCTTGCATCAATACAATTACAAGCTTACCGCCAGGCTTCAACACTCTATGCCACTCTTTAATATACCCAGAAAGATCAGTACTCGTAACTCTCTCTATAGAATTAATTAAAGCAATTTCACTAACTGTGTTATTTTCAAAGTCTAAGTGATTCCACTCTAATAAAAGTTCGCTGTGCTTACTATTACCCACTCTAATATGCGCCGGTAGAGAATTATCATGCTCTAATGTAAGATGTAGTTTAATATCTTTATTATAGCGTTTTAAGTTAACTAAACTATTACGTTTAAATGTAATATTACCATATTCCTCGATATGCTCAAATGTGCCTTCAGCATAATGATATATAGGGAATGTACCTGTAAAGGTTTTCGGACTAGATAAAGTTACAGGGCCACCTGGTACTGGATGGTGTCTATATCCTTTCAAAGCTGCTCTAACACAAAAGTCTATATCTTCTGCACTACCTGGACTAAAGATTTCATCAAGCAAACCAAGTTCATCAAACAAGTGACGCGGCACCATAGCGCAAAAGAACACTATAAAGTGATGCTGAGTTATCTTATCGTAAAGCTCTAGGGGGCCCGATACACTTGCTTTATTATCCCGCGTGAATGGTTCTTCAAGTAACTCTAACCACCTGTTCTTAGGTTGATCTAAAAGCTTAGTATCGTTATTGAGTAGAACAACGTACTCCCCTTGAGCAGCTTTAATGCCTAAGTTAGTAGCTTTAGTATATCCTATACCGTTCTTCTCTCTAATTAATCTGAAGCTAGGGTAAACATGAGATAATGCTTCTACGTATTGATGAGTTGCGTCAACACAACCATTAGCCACTACAATAACTTCAGTTTTATCAAGATCGGTAAATTGGATGATACTTTGCAAGCATGGCTTAAGAAAATCATCTAGGTGGTTATAAGTCGGTATGACTATGCTGTATTTTGGTTTGCCCATTACTTTATATTATAAGACATCCTAGAAAAAGCAAGGAGATGCATAAATAATATAAACAATATGCTGCTAAAGCTTATAACTCAAACGCCTACCAATGAAGGGCTCGACTACCTTATTGAAGAAGGTAACAAGGATAAACCTGCCACTCTTTATGTAACTGGTGTTTATATGGTAGCGGATGAAAAAAACCGTAATAATCGTATTTATAGTAGAGAAGAAATGCAAAAAGAGGTTAATCGCTATAACGAAGAATTTGTTACTAAAAACCGCGCACTTGGTGAACTTGAGCATCCTCAAACTGCAACAGTCAATAGTGAACGTGCTTGCCATCTTATTACCGAGCTTAAGATGGAAGACAACATTGTAAGAGGTAAGAGTAAGATACTCAGTACCCCGCTCGGTGAAGTAATGAAGTCTTTAATTAGAGACGGGGTAAAAATGGGTATGTCTTCTAGAGCTCTTGGTCAATTAGAAGAAAAGGGTGGGGTTAATCACGTTAGCAACATGAAGCTTATTACTATTGATGCTGTTGCTGATCCTTCTGCTCCTGGTGCTTTTGTTAATGGTATATTAGAATCTAAAAATTTCGTTGTTAAACAAGACGGCCGCTTTGAAGAAGTGTACGATATGTTTGAACATAGAATTGCTTCTTTACCTCGTAAAGATGTTGACCTCTACTTAAGAGAGCAAATTATCCGCTTTATTAACTCAGTTAAATAATATGAAACATAACTCTAAAATGAAAAAAGAAGATGTGCTCGACACAGTCGGCAAAATAGGCGGCTCTATTGTAAAAGGCGCAGCTAAAGTTGCTGGTGGTATCGTGGGCGGTGTTAAAGGTATTGGCGATCAATACAAAAAATCTAGAAACAAATCAAGAGAATACGTTGGTAAAGAATCAGCTAAGCCTGACTTCCTTGATGTTGATAAAGACGGCAATAAAAAAGAGTCAATGAAAAAAGCCCTCAAGGATAAACAAAAAGCCATGAGAGAAAATACTATTAACTTTATTAAGCACGTTTCTAATAACGATTTTAAGAAAGCCGATAGTGCTTTAGCTGCTATAGTAAACGAAAAAATTAAGCAACGGATTGCCGCTGTAAACCAAAACCTTTCCGCACAAAAGGGCAACAAGTAATAAAAACAGGATTTATACCTAAATTTCAGTATCAACTATTATAAATATAACTATCATATATGAGCCAAGACATTTCCACTCTTTTAAAAGAAGCTACTAAGGATCTCCTTTCAGAGGACACTCTTAAAGCTATCTCCACCGCGATTGAACAAAAGGCTGAAGACAAGGCCCAACTCGCTGTTGAAGCAGCTTTAGTACAACAGGACGAAGAATACGCAACCAAACTTCAGCAAGTTTTAGAAGCTATTGACGCTGACCATACCCAAAAGCTTGATAAAATTGTATCTCGTATTGACGAAACACATTCTGCTAAATTTAAGCACGCTTTATCATCATTAGATGAGTCTCACAGTGCTAAACTACAAAAGATTGTAAAGTTATATGAAAATGCACTTCAGAATGAAGCAGCTCAATTCAAAGGTACTTTAATCGAACAACTCTCAAATTATATCGATCTTTATATCGATAAAGCAATTCCAGCACAGCAAATTCAAGAAGCTACTGAAAACGCTCGTTCCCGTAAAATTGTTAACGAAGTAAAACGTTTAGTTGGTGATAGCGATCAATTCGTTAATGAAAACGTAAAGGAAGCTCTTCTCGATGGTAAAAAACAAATCGATGAAGCTAACGACCAAACCAAAAAGCTTGCCGACCAACTTAAGCTTGTAACTGAAAGAGCTCAAAATGCTGAAAAGCAAATTTTCTTAGAAAAGAAGCTAGAAAACTTCCCAACATCTAAGAAAGAGTATATGACCCGCGTTCTTTCAGAAAAGACCTTAGAGTCTATCAAAGAAAACTTTACATATGTTTCTGATATGTATGATAAAAAAGAAGAAGGGGATATCGAAACCCTTAAAGAATCTACAAAACCTAAAACAAAGGGCGTAGATGTCGCTAAACAAGAAGAAATAGTAAATGAATCAAAGTCTTATTCATCAGCTGATGATGCCGATGGAGCTTCATATGTAACTAACGCTTACGTCTCAGAGTTTACTAAGAAAGCTTACTAATTTAGTAAATCAGATTTTTTTACAAAAGCCTCCGGAAACGGGGGCTTTTTTTATAAGTATTAATCCAATCGTTGAAGTACTGTTTAAGTACTTGAGGTAGTCAAGTTAAAATCATTATTAAATATGAAATCAGTCAAACCATCACAATCTTACATCAATCAAGATCGTGCATCAAGCCTTCTCAAAAAGTGGGCCCCATTGCTCGATCATGCTGATGAATCAACCGCAGCAATCAAAGACGACCATACTCGTTTAAATACCGCTATTCTTCTTGAAAATCAAGAACAATGGTGCTTAAATGAAGCTGGCAATACCGCATCTACAGGTGGCGCTTTCGGCACCACTTCTTCATTCGGTGGTAAACCATCAAGCGACTTCTATGCTTCTGGTGATGCCCGTCTTCCAAAGATCCTCATCCCGATGATCCGCCGTACCTTCCCAGAATTGATCACCAACGAAATCGTTGGCGTTCAACCAATGAGTGGTCCAGTTGGTCTCGCATTTGCTCTTCGTTATAAATACGAATCAGATCCATTAGGCTCAACAAGCCCAGACGGCGCTTACGGTGCTACTTCCAATACCCCACAAGGTTGGACAGTACCATCTGACGGCACCGAAGCAGGTTATAATTACCTCAATACCGCATTCACCGGTACATCAGCAAGTTGGTTATCAGGCGGCGCCACAGGCACCGGTTCTGATATCTTCCCAATGGTACAAAATGACAAAGGTGTAGCTAATCTCTTAGCTAACTTCGAATTATCAAGTAACATCCCACAAATGGTTGTTGCATTCGAAAAGACAGCTGTTGAAGCTGGTACCCGTCGTTTAGCAGCTCGTTGGTCAGTAGAACTTGAGCAAGATCTCAAGAACATGAACGGTATCGATATCGATAACGAACTCACCAATGCAATGAGCTACGAAATCCAAGCTGAAATCGACCGCGAAATGATTATCCGTATGTGCCAAGTAGCTATCAATGCTGGCTTTGGTCAAGGATACTCAGTCTGGTCTCCAGTATCAGCCGATGGCCGTTGGTTAGGTGAACGTAATCGTGACTTCTATGCCAAGATTATCGTTGAAGCTAATCGCGTTGCTATCCGCAATCGTCGTGGTGCAGCTAACTTCATCGTTGCTACTCCTCGCGTTTGCGCAATGTTAGAAATGCTACCTGAGTTCCAATGGTGCTCAGTACAAGGTAACGTCAACACACAACCAGTAGGTATCGCTAAAGTTGGTACCGTTGGTGGTCGTTTCAACGTATACCGTGATACCCGCACAGAAGCTCAATACCAAGTTGGAACCCGCGCTTCCGTTCTTGAGTATGCTCTTCTAGGCTACAAGGGTACAGAGTATTATGACACTGGTATCGTATATTGCCCTTACATCCCTGTAATGGTACAACGTACAATCGGACCGAACGATTTCGCTCCAAGAGTTGGTTTAATGACCCGTTACGGCGTCATCGATCATATCTTCGGTGCAAATCTCTATTATCACCTCATCGTTGTAACTGGACTTGGCACAAGCTTCGTACCAGGCACACAAAGCGTATTCCTCTAAGAGGTCTACACTTAATAGGTGTTCAAAAAAGAACCCGCCCAGCAATGGGCGGGTTTCTTATTGTATATATTGTTTCTGCTACTTAATAGAAACATTAGTTTCGAGCAGAAACAATTACCAATTCTTACAGCTAAAGTACTTTGCGGTTCCCGGCTTTGCAGTAGAGCATTTATGACGCGCTCTAAAAGATTTGCGGCGCCCAGGATTAGATTTCTTAATACGTAGGTTAGGATCTCCGTAGTGGACTCTTTTTAATTTTCCACCTACCCGCGCACAACGCATATATTTTTTATCTTTACGAGAAGAAGATGTTTGACCAGTAACCTTGGTGCAACGTCCGCTCTGCTCTTCTACGGGGAAGGTTTCAGTAAACTCTTTTAGTAAATTTTGTACCTTTATATCAAAATTATTAAATAACATATATAATATTTATAGATCTGCATAAGTATTTAACAGATGAGCAAAAAAAAGCGTCCGTCTAAACTCAACCAACAGCTGCCTACTAAAGACAAGAGTCTAATAGTACATCAAAATGAAAAAATAGGCCGACCGGTAGTAATAAGACAAAGACCGGATTTAACAGACAAACAAAAAGAGTTTCTTAAGCTTGCTCTCGATAACAACACTAAAATAATATTTTTATCGGGACCAGCAGGTAGTAGTAAGAGTTTTCTATCAGTATTAGCTTCATTAGAGCTAATGAATATGAAAAAAATTAGTGATATTATTTATATTCGTAGTATTGTAGAGAGTAGCGACAATAAAATGGGATTTCTCCCAGGGGACGCATCAGAAAAGCTTTCTCCGTATCTTGAGCCATTACTAGAAAAGCTCGAAGAAATGCTGGATACATCCGACATAAACAATCTTCAAAAAGAAAAACGTATTGAGGGTAAGCCCACTGGTTATCTTCGAGGTTTAAGTTGGAACGCTAAAGCTATTATTATGGACGAAGCGCAAAACAGTACCTATAAGGAAATTACCACGTTACTCACTCGTATTGGTCATTTTAGCAAATTATTTATTTGTGGCGACCCTATGCAATCCGATATTAACGGTAAATCAGGTTTTGAAAAAATGTGTAACGTTTTTAACGATGACGAAAGCAAAATTCAGGGGGTTCATACTTTTTATTTGACTGAAGCAGATATCGTACGTAGCGAGATAGTTAGATATATTGTAAAAAAGCTAGAACTGTACAATAAAAAAGGGTAAGAGTGTAAATAATATTCCCCGCAGTTACTAGAATTTTTATAAAACGCTACTACAATGACGTCTACTATGTCGAAAGAAATTACTATTGTTAAACGCTCAGATAAGAGAGAGAAGTTCTCTGCTGATAAAATTAACAAAATACTTCAATGGGCCTGTGCCGACATCAAAGGTATTTCCTTTGAGCAAGTTGCTATGAATGCCCATCTTCAATTCTTTGACGGGATTACTTCTAAGGATATTCATAACACGCTTATTGAAGCTGCTGCTGGTTTAATTTCTGAACAAACCCCTCAATACCAAGAAGTTGCATCTCGTTTACTTAATTACCAATTGCGTAAAGAGGTCTGGGGTGGTAAAGGTGCACCCAGGCTTTATGATTTTGTAAAGGTCAATATTGAAGATAATAAAGTTTACGATTCAGAAATTCTGAACTGGTACGACAAGAAGGAATTCGATAAGTTAAACGATATTATCGATCATAACAGAGACTTTGACTTTGCTTATGCGGGCATTAAACAACTTTGTGAGAAGTATTTAGTACAAGACCGGGTAAGTAAAACTATATACGAAACACCGCAATTTGCATACATGCTTATTGCGATGACACTTTTTAAGAACTATAAAGAGCGTCGTTTAGATTATATTAAAAAAGCCTACAATGCATTCAGTAAGCATAAGATTAATTTACCGACCCCGCTTATGGCTGGTGTGCGTACAACTCTTAAGAGCTATGCCTCGTGTATGCTTATTACCGTAGATGACACACTCAGATCAATTTTTGCAAGTAATGATGCTATTGGTTTTGCTACTGCCAATCGTTATGGTATTGGTATTAATTTTTCTCGTATTCGGGCTGTCAATAGCCCTGTACAAAATGGTACTGTTGTGCATACCGGCCCGGTTCCGTACCTTAAGATGTTCGAATCAGCTGTAAAAAGCTGCCATCAAAACGGTATTCGTGGGGGTAGTGCTACAGCTAACGTAGCTTTCTTTCATAAAGACATCGAAGATATTTTAGTTCTTAAAAATAATGCAGGTACGGACGATAACCGGGTACGTAAACTAGATTACTGTATTGCGTTCGATGGTTTGTTCTATGATCGCTTTTTAAAGAATCAAAATGTAACTTTATTCTCGTACCACGAAGTACCTGAACTATGGAACGCTTTCGGTATGCCTGGCTTTAAAGAGTTATACGAAAAGGCTGAAAAGAATCCTAACATTAAGTCTAAAAAGACTATTAATGCTAGAGATTTGTTTATGCTCTTCTCTAAAGAGCGTTTTGAAACTGGTCGTATGTATGTATTTAACGCGGACCATGTTAATAGTCACGGTACCTGGCTTGAACAAGTTGATACTACTAACCTCTGTGTTGAAGTAACTCATCCGCTTAAACCTATCTATAATATCGAAGACGCAAACGGGGAAATCGGTGTTTGTATTCTTGCAGCAGTTAACTTGTTAGAAATTAAAGATGATAACGACATGGAGCTAACATGCGACGTAATCGTTCGTATGCTTGACGAGCTTATCGATCATCAAAACTACTTTGCACCCGCTGCAGCTAACTTTGCCAAGAAGCGCCGTAGCCTTGGTATCGGTATTACTAACCTTGCAGCAGTATTTGCCCGGGAAGGAGTAAAATACTGGGATAAGAAAGCACCTAATCTTGCCGCGCGTCTAATGGAGTCAGTTAGCTACTACTTGCTAAGTGCTTCAGCTGATCTTGCACAAGAGAAAGGACCTTGTGACAAATATTCTCTTACTAAGTTCAGTAAAGGTGTTCTGCCTATTGATACCTACAAGAAAGAGATCGATGAATTCGTCACTGAGAAGTTACATCAAGACTGGGAAGCGTTAAGAGAGAAGATTGCAAAGACTGGTATTCGTAATAGTACTTTAACAGCTTTAATGCCTTGCGAATCTTCTGCGGTTATTCAATCCTCTACTAACGGTATTGAACCACCCCGCTCGCTTATTACTTCTAAGCGTTCTAAAGCCGGTATTGTACCTTCAGTCGTGCCTGGTGTTGAAAAATACGGAGAAAACTATACACTAGCGTTTGAAATGCCTGGCAACGAGGGCTATCTCAAGGTAGTCGCCGCACTACAGAAATTCGTTGATATGAGTATCTCGGCTAACCTTTATTATAACGTAAACAAGTATCCAAACAGAAAAGTGTCGCAAAATGACCTTATTATGGACATACTCACCGCTTATAAATACGGCCTTAAGACTTTATACTATACTAACACCTACGATGGCGATACACAAACTGCTCTAAACAATAACAAATCAACCGCTATGCAAGCAGCTCCAGTAGTTAAGCAAGAAGAAGAGATTCCAATGGATGACTCCGGCTGCGCAGGCGGGGCATGCACCTTATAATATATGAAAACAGTTCTTAACAAAGTAAACGTCGATTCGACAAAACAGCCGCTTTTTCTCGGTAAAGATTTAGCTATACAACGCTATGACCGTTTAAAGTACCCCAAGCTTTACGAGCTTTACGATCAACAGCTTAACTTTTTCTGGCGCCCTCAAGAAGTTAACCTCACTAAAGATGCTTCTGACTATAAGAAACTATCCGATGAAGAGCGCTTTGTATTCGATAGTAATCTTAAGTTTCAGACAATGGGAGACTCAATGCTTTCCCGCTCGATCCATCAGATGATGCATCATGTCAGTAATCCTGAGCTTGAGATCTGTATGAATGTGTGGTCTTTCTTTGAGACTATCCATAGTAACTCATATACCTACATTCTTCAGAACGTTTATCCGGATGCTACTAAGTTCTTTGATTCCGTGCTTGAAGATAAAGAAATTGTAAAGCGTGCTCATTTTTTAACTAGTAAATACGATGCTTTGATGGGCAACACCAAAGACCCTAAAGAGCAAATTCTCGAAGCTCTTATTGCTACTCAGATTATGGAAGGTCTTACCTTCTATGTATCGTTTGCTTGTTCGTTCTATTTCGGTTACAGAGGTAAAATGGAAGGAAACGCTAAGATCATTAACTTAATCTCTCGGGATGAAAACCTTCACGTAGCTATTACTCAGAACGTTATCAAATACCTTAGAGATAATCCCGATGAAGGCTTTCAATCTACCTATAAGAAGAGTGAAGAGAAGATCTATGAGTTTTACCGTGCTGCAGTAGAAGCCGAAAAAGAGTGGGTAGACTACCTCTTTAGTAAGGGCAGTTTAGTAGGTCTCACTCCGGACTCTCTCAAGCATTACGTAGAGTTCCTTGCTAATAACCGTCTTAACTCATTAGGTCTTAAGAAGCTATACGAAACTAAGTCTAATCCGCTAGCTGGTTGGTTGGATAGCTTTTATGATAGTAAAAAAGTGCAAGTAGCCCCGCAAGAGACTGAAATCTCATCCTATGTAAAGGGAGTAGATAATATTCTTAATGAAGGCTCTTTTAGCGACTTTAAATTGTAACGCTTAATTTGCAGTAAGTATGAGTATGCGCTACATGTACATACTTTTATTGTGTTTGCTAGTTTCCGGCTGCTCAATGTTTCCTAACGTTAAGTGGCCAGATCAATGGAAGAGCTTAGCCAGTAGTACTGGTAGCTCTGTCGTAGCTGCTCAAAAAGAAAGCGAGTCAGTCGCCAAAATGTCTGAAGCAGATAAAAAGGTAGAAGAGGCCCGTAAAAAGATGGAATTAGATTACGCCAAGTTTAGAGAAGACCTACAAAAAGCGTATGACGATAGAGCTAAGAAAGATAACGAGAACTTTAATATTATTAGTCAGTTAAACTACGGAGTATACGAAATTACCCAAGAGAAAAAAAAGATAGATATTAATACTACTATTGCTCATTTACGTTCTAAAGAGATAATGATGAGAGCAGACCCTCTCACTGAAACGCAAAAAGAAAAAATTAAAGAAGAGCTAGATCAAGAGAAAACTAAAACTATTGATGAGTTATATATAAAGTATAAAGCAAACATAGATTTAGCTGTAAAGCAAAAAATTGCTTTAGACGCTGCAGAAGCTTTAATATTACAAAAAGAAAAAGAGAAGGATGTACTCCGGCAAGCTAATAAAGACACTATCGAAAGACTCGAAGCAGATAAAAAAATAGAAATAGCACGTATTTCTAAAGAGACTGCCGACAAAGTAGCTCTCGCCAGAGAGGCGCAACGCCAGGAAATGCTTGGCTATATGGTTAAAGCTTTAGTAGGAGTCGGTATACTATTCTTAATACTCGCTGGTTTACTTAAATGTATAACTTTCCTTGGAGTCAGTATTTCTGCTTTTGGCTTAGCTTATGTAGCTATAATGGTGCCAATGTGGGTAATTGGTACTGTAATAGGATTAATGGTAGTAGCAGTACTCTGGAACTCTCATAGCAAATCTATTAAATCGTCGGTACAACATAAGGCGCAACTTGGAGCTCAGCTCCTGAAAGAGTCACCACCTCAATAGTACCTTCTATAGCTTTAGCTTTAGCCTTACCGGTTAATTGTGCAATAATCTCTTCTCGGGTAGCTACTAGTATATTAGTATTACCAGCTGGTAAGTTAAGGTAACCATCGTTCTTAAGTCTTTGTATTTCCTTTTTACCTTCGAGGTCTAGCTTCTTAAGCTCTTTAGCATCTTCAAACTTTTTGTTTTGAATATGCATTTTATTAACTGTTTCGATTGCACCGGTACTAGCGGCAATTAAACTTGCTAATCCGGCCATCATTTCAGGGTCCCCGGTAGCTACTGTTAGCTTTTGTAATTCCATTATACTCTTAACACTGTTTTCAACCAACGCTGCGCTATGCTTTAAAACAAAAAGCTTCATATCTTCATCCGTTTCGGGTGGTACTACTTTAATTTCATCTGGTTTAGGTTGCCCTACAGTCTTAGTAACCACCGAGGTAGCTACTGTTGTTCCAGGGGGCGGATTCAAACCAGCTATAAAAGTATCAATTTGATCGATAATCTGCTGATTGTCAGCTGGTTTATTATCCGGTAGCGGGGGATTCATTAAGAATATTTATGTAAACAGTTGAGTTATCAAGCAATGAATATATTATAGAGCTACTATGAAAGATGTAATCGTAAACATTCAAGGTCATGGAACCTTTATTATTTCTGCAGACAAAGTATACCAGCTTGTTGCTTGGCTTCAAGCTAACAAAGCTATTGGTGTTAATGAAAACAACAATAATTTCGGTGGAGAAACTTTGCTGAGAGGTTAATATAATACCATGTTTCCAGTAACTCTTAAGTTTGTTATGACGCATGATTCGGCTGTACTTCCTAAGTATAACCACGATGATCCTTATACTGGAGATTCCGGTTTGGATGTTACTGCGGTAGAGGATGTTACTATTCCTTATAGGGGCAAAGGTATGATTGAAGGTACAGGGGATATATCTGATCCCTGGGCTGTTGTGCCAGTCGGCCTCAAGCTCGCATATATCACTCCAGGTTACTGGCTCCGGGTTGAAGGTCGCTCAGGTATGGGGTTTAAAAAGCATGTATTCCCTCATTTCGGTATTATTGATAACCCTTACCGAGGCGATATGGGTATTAAGCTTTATAACTTTAGCGATACAGACGTTATAATTAAAGCAGGAGATAAAATCGCTCAACTTATTGTATACCCGCTTATTCAAGCTAATGTTGAGTTTACAGAAGTAGTGAGTGAATCAAAACGCGGGGAAAAGGGCTTTGGTTCGTCTGATGCTATTGATCAAGATATGTTTAAGCAGCTCGAGTGCTTTAGCGAAGTCATGGTTGATAATAAACCAGCTCGCCTTGAATAATGACAATTAACGAGCAACTTCAAAACATTTGGGTAGAAAAATATCGGCCCACTAAACTGGCCGATATGGTTCTCTCTGATACTCTGCGTACGTTTGTAGAAGAGTGCAGACGTAAGCAAGAGATCCCCAATATGTTGCTAGTAGGTAATGCAGGTACTGGTAAGACTACCTTAGCTAAGGTTATTATAAATGAGATTTTAGATGCACAATACTTGTACATTAACGCTAGTGAGAAGAACGGTATCGATGAAGTTCGTACCTCCATTCTTACGTTTGCACAGACTAAGAGCCTGGACGGAAAGCTTAAGGTTATCTTTTTGGATGAGTTCGATAACTTTACTGACGCTGGTCAAAGAGCGCTGCGTAACGTTATGGAGGAATACTCCGGTAACACCCGTTTTATTCTCACTGGTAACTATCTACATCGTATTATTCAGCCCATTCAATCTCGTTGTCAAGTTTTCACTGATTTTACTCCTCCTATTAGGGAATATGCTAAGCGAATAATCTATATTCTACAACAGGAGCAGGTTACAGTAGCTGCTGATCAAGTAGATCGGGTTAAAGAGGTTATCCGCTATTATTACCCTGATTTAAGACGTATTATAAACTACATACAACGTAGTGTAATCAATAACACACTCAATCTACAAGCCACTATTAATAATGAGGGATTCGCACAAGATATCCTGGAGAAACTATCTTCTAAAGACGACTTAATGTCTATACGTAAGTTCGTTATTGAAAGTGAGCAAACATTCGGTAATGACTATCCTAAATTATTAAAAGATCTGTTTAATGCCGTTTATAAGAGCTCTTTACCTGAAGACAAAAAAAGACTTGCATTGCTGCAAGTCTCAGAGTCTTTATATAGAAGCGCTTTAGTTATGGATCAAGAGATCAATTTCTTTAGCTGTCTTATTGCTTTAAGCCAGTTTTAAAGAGCTGAAGTTTGTTCTCTATCTTCTGGACTTGGATTTACTTCCCCAGCTGGCTCTGAGCCGCTAGAGTTTGGAGCAACATCTGCTTCATCGATGTCATTCATAGAATCAGCGTTACCAACAAGTTGGTCATGTGCTAACTCTTGTGCCATGTCACTATATTGACTATTAAATAATTCTAATTCAGCATCACTCATTGGGGTACCGTCTGTGAAGCGACCACCTGAAACATAAGCACCAGTAAAATCTGGACGGTCACTGGCATCGACACCAGCAACTTCTAAACTACCGACGTCTACTTCTCTCCCGTTAACTTTACATTCAGCCGGCATAGAATAGCCTTGTGGATTTACATCGTTAGTAGCGTCTTCCGTAATCATTTGAGTGTAGATACCTTCTAAACCTACTGATTCTCTAGTTAATTTTTTAGTACCTTTAAGAGGTTTAAATTTTGAAGGTTTTTCGTCGTCGTAACTATTCCCGCCCACAGAAGGCTTTTTATTCTTAGTAGCTAGTTCGTAATCCCCTTTCTTTACCCAGTTTTGCTCGTGACTTAAGTGATTCTGCTCTTTTGTTTCTGGTTCGTCTTTATTAGCCTTCCATTTACCAGGCTTAATATAATCTTTATTTGGACGTTTGTTTTTAGATGAAACCTCAGGCAAATTAATACCAGTATCTACGTATTCAATTAAGTCGATCGGAATAGTAACTAAGTTACCGAATGAACCAGGAGACGGTTCTTGGTAGAGGTCAGCATGAGTTGCAGGTAAGCTTGTATTAATACCCATAGAACCCGCGCTAGTTTGCGGGGTATGTAATCTGCCGATA